TTTATGAGGCGTGAGTTCCACCTGGCCAAATGTCGGCTTTGAAGGCGTTTTATCTTTAGCCTCGCCTGTCCAATATGCAATAACACCGCCATGAACTGAGCTGGCATGAGATGTGTCATTGATATATGGGATCTTCAGTGAGTCGGTAGCCATAGGTAGAACCATAGCGCGCGGGCGCACAACTGAACCTTCAAGAGCGATTTCCAGAAGTTCTGCACGATATTCTTCAGGAACAAGAAATCCGCCCTGGCTGTCTTCGCCGATTTCCATGTGGCCGGCTGTTTTGCCAGCCACGCCAGGCACATAGACCAGTCGCGGATCGAGGTCACGGTTCATCCGGAACTTGCGGACGGAAGTCAGGAAGTCTTTGAACGAAGTGAACTTATTGACTTTGGCTTGCTCCTCAATGGGAGGAGGCGTAATTTTAGCAACCACGTCCTGAAGATGTTCCTTAAGTTGATCCTTGACATATTGATCGGCAATGCCCTTGGTAGTCTCGGCGATATATTTTTCTAATTCTTCTTTTGTCATGTTTTTCAATCTCCAAAAAAAAGACCTTTTCCCAAAAAACCCAAGACGATTCCCCCGATTGCTTGATGGTTTGATATCCCCGCCGGAATGGGCAATACCACTAATAACGCAAGGTTATCTCTGCGGCTTGCTTTTCCCGGTTAATATCTCCGCCATGTGTGCTAAGGCGGAATCATCACCCTTTAATCAGACATAATTCTGATTAAGCGCCTGCCCATGCCCGCGCACGAGCAAGGGTTTAATCAGATATATCAAATGACTCTGCCCCGCATTTTAGCCAGGGCAACGGTAATCGCTTCGTTAATAACAGACTTGAGCCTGCCCGAAGTAATCATCTCTTCGAGGACGGCAATCAGTTCGGGATTTGAGGCTTTCGGCTTGGTCTCGATAATCTCAATGATTTCTTCCATGCCTTCGATTGGCTCATCCTGATATGCAGCCAGGTTCTCTTCCATCAACATAATGTCGTCCTGCAACATGGCAACAACGGCTCGCAAATCTTTGACCTGGGCCAGAAGATATGTAGCCATGTCCGCCCAAGATTTATGAGGATCTTCGGTTTCTATATTCGCTTCTTCTATCTCAATGTCTTCCATGTCCTTGCCCTCTTTGTGCGCATCCACCCATGCCTGTGCCTCAGCCATTGACCATTTGTCCACGTCAAACAGGTATGTGATGACCTTTTTGCATTCGCCACAGTAGAGCGCCTTGATTCCCTGGTCAGCAGAAATGGTGATGGTGCGAATCCGATGACCGCTATGCCCTTCGGAAACAGGGATGCGGTGATAGTTATCGGTCGTCTCCGGCTTATAGACAACTTCCATCTCATCCTTAATCAGCGAAAGAACCTCCTCGTCTGTCGGCTCTTCGGAAACCAGGTCAACATTGACTTCCGTGCCTTCAGGTGCGGTAGTATCAATAGAGATATCACCTGTTGCCGTAATAGGTGGAATAATCGTAGTGGCTGAGGATGTTTCGGTCAATGATGATTCAATCTCAATCTCTAGGTCTTTCTGTAGAACTGGCGATGTGATGAATCCCTTCTGATATGCCTCAAGAACGAGCGCGTTCTGATTCGCTGGAACAGGAACACAACTCACCTCAAGTAAAGACGCCTTCCGGTGAATCTTCTCTTCCCTGTCATAGTCAAGCGGGATGAATCCGATTGAGAATGCCTTGAGATATCCATCCTTATAGAGTGTATATATTTCATCAGCAAACTGAGTCTTGGCAAACTGGAACTTGCAGATGAGTCCGGTCTCGTCAACCTTTGACCAGAGACACTTCCCGACGGGCGGATCACTATATCTATGCGCCCACATGAGGACAGGATTGGATTGATATTCTTTCAGGTCAATTCCCTTCGGTTCCACGATTTCGCCGTCCCTGTCTCTGTCTGCCGTGGATACCCTGGCCACAATGCTACGCTCTGGCTCGTTGACCTCGCCCTTCTCCATCAGATAAGATTTGCGAATCAGGCCAATTTCGTCTTTCTTTATATGCAACCTCTGCGCCATCTTTTTGGCATCGTCGGGGTTGATATCTATGTATTTAAGAACATCTGTCATGGATGTCTCCTTTATTTCGATTTCTGTTTCAATCTATCGAGCGCTTCTCTGGCCTGTTCATCGTCAGGAAACTGCCGGCAATGATCGCCCAGGTCTTGAAGCCTTCGTTTATCCCCACGCCGTTCGGAGTCATACCTGACCCGTTTCGGCTGTGTTTTTTTCGATCTCTTAGAATGACCCTTCCCTTGTCCCATTGTCCGTTATGGTTTCAGGTGCAACTTAATGAGGTCTTTGACATCGGTCTTGATTTCGCTAACATCTTCCTTAATGGCGGAAACCGTTGGGCCGAGGGCAATAGAAACCGCCTCAACTGTTCGCAGTCTTCCTTCATGGTCTTCGCATCGCTTCGGGTTCGCCTGCAGTCCACCCCTGCGCGCCTTCTTTTCCTTAACCTGCCTGATACCTATAACAATCCCAACAACAATAGCGGCAATAATACCTATGATGGTGGCGATTTCCTTTATCAATGCGAAGTTCATCTCATTCCCCCGTATATTCAATGACCGTATTATTCCCTAGTCTTATCAAGAATTTGCCAGTGAATCCGCGTTTCTTCAGCCAGATATAAATGAGTTTGTCGGCGCTTGATACCCTGCCGATTCTTAGGTGGTTATGGATGAAGATTAAAATGTCCTCAACCCGCTTCCCTGATTTCTCAAAAAGATATTCATCCGGCAAACTGACCCTGGCTTCTTCGTTCTCGGTGAACGCATAAAGCGAGCCGTCCTTGAAAAGCACCAGCAGGTGTTCGGCGTTCTTGCTTAGATATCTGTCCCATAGGTTTTCCGTCCGGAAATAGACGACATCTCCGGCCAGCATTAGGCATAGAACGATAGCGACAACCAGGGCAACTTTTTTCATATTGGCTCGCTTTTATCATCTGCTGGTGGCTTTTTCCGAAGCCGTTATTCTCCTGTTTCCTCGAAGGATGCGGCAACCGCGCATCGGCAGTTGGGATGTCTCGGTGGGGATTGGCCATCGCCGTAATCATCGTCAAAAAACCGCTCCTCGAGTTCCACTACCTCGCCATCCATCTCGGCGCATATATCACAACAGCCTGGGGCCGTCATCCATTCTTTCTTTTCAACTACGCCACTCTGTTTTGCGCTCTCAATCCATGCCTCATTGCTGGCACGACTCGATTCCGTCCTGCTGATGATCTCGGCTCGGTATCTATCAAACGACTCAAATGTCTCATTGACCCGTGCCATAAGTTCGGGGATTGACTCGCCAGCATCCATGCCCTCTGAAAGCGTGAATCTTAAGTTGCGTTCATTAACATCTTCCAGGTCTTTGCTGAATTTAGGAACATAATCCTTCAGCCATGCCTGAACGTTTGGATTAGTCACATCGAAGGCAATATCCACATGAAACTGATTCATGTAATATTCGCCGCGTTCTTTAATCATCCGCACAAACAATGCCTGAGCCGCAGTTGATAGTTCGCGGATGAATTCGCTCCTGGGATAGAGGATATTGTCAATAATGTCCTTTTTTAGATAACCTTTTCGGAGTTTCTTCAGGTTGGCCAGGATGACCTTGCGCTCCTTCTCCCATATTTCGTGGAGCATCGCCTTAATCCATTTCTCATGCGGGGCGAGCGCCTTGAAGAGTGCGTCGAAATATTCCTGATGGCCGACTTGCTTATACTCATTTTCGAGTAAATGATTCCTCAATGCCGCATATGCCTCAGAGGTGCAGTTCTGCCGGATTAGCAGGTCGGCAATCTCATCGGCAAGGTGGGCCATCTCAAACATCGTGTTTCTTGACCTCGCGCATAATCTTCTGCACCAGCACCATGAGATAACCAGGAATGACCTTGGCATATCGCAGGTTGTCCGGATTGGTCGCAACCTTTATCGTCAAGTGTGTCAGGTTCGGCCTCTCCGTCTCGATTGTGCTGGTCTCGATGTAGGCGAAAGGATTCCGCTTGTTATAGGGCGGCTTAAATTCTTCTTTCCAATTCAAAAGCTTATTTGGCATTATTGCTCCTTCAGAAAAGTCAAGACCATTCGGAAGTTCGATTCATAATGGTCAGGCATCATCATCCGATCTCCTTCTCCTTCACCTCTTCGTCTTGTTCCAAACATTTATTAAGGAAATCCCGCAGTTCCCTAACCTTGCCTATCCCGCCTATCGTCATGTCTGCTTCCTCTTGCCATTTGTTTTTTCGGATTACCCCCCATGCCGTTTTTATACGATGAAAAATACCACCAGGATGATAGAGAAAATTAATGCATAGAAAAGGCTCATCAGGAGAAAGCGTTTGTCCCTTAAGATTGGGCCACCACATAAAATCAAATAAGGCAAAACACCGAGCAAAACTACAATCACACTGGAGTCTTAAACTAATATCTTCCCTCATTTTTTCTCCGAATCAAAGACAATCTTCCATTCCATCGGTGCGGCCTTGGCCAGCATCATGAACATATCCGGCCAGGTATAGGTCAGGTCATCCACCCCGATAGGGCAACCGACTCCTTCCAGAATCGTTGCTACCAGCTCTACGCAGTCGTAATACTTGCGTTCTTTTTTCCTCAGCCAGCGTCGCAAAGGAAGGAAGGCAAGATAGACAAGCGGTGCCAGGACAACGGATATCTGCATTGTCCATAGGACATATTTGGCCCAGTCATAGCGCTTGCCCAGATACTCCGTATAGATGGCCTGGATAAGACGTCTTTGCTGATATATCTCTGGGGGTCGGATGATGACGGTTCTTTTGCTGTTGACCTCGGATTCTTTTATCCTAACCAACTTGACCTTTGGCCATTCTGCCGAGATGCACCAGTCTCCACCAATGGCCATAGTGCAATGACTGAACGGATACTTAATCCCGAACAGTTGACGGGTAAGGAAGATGACGAATTTACTATGCCTAGTTAAGTGGATATCGCCTATCATCAATTCCCCAGAATCTTCTTCATGCTTTCCTTGACCTGTTTAGCAAACTCTTCAGGCGTCATCGGCTGGCCAGGTGCAGGCGTAGGTGGAGGCGGTTGGCCTAACGGCACCATAAGCGATGAGATATATGCCTCATCCCCGCCGTCTATTGGCTCATCGTCCATATCTGCCCTGACTTCATTCCTGGTCTTGATACCGGCATTGACAAACTCGACGGACTCCTTCAGTTCCAGTTCCCTATTCTCCGGCACCGGATCGTCAAAGGCGCAGAAAATTTGACCGCTATCGTCAAACATCGGCAGAAGCATCTCGTTCAACTTTTCCTCAATCTTCCTCAGCCTGGGCGCGATCCCATACTTAGCATGGAAATATTGGCCAGCCTCAACATTGGAGCGGATGGAGTTCGGATCCAAAAGCGATATCGGGACGTCGAATCCGGCGCAGATTTCCTCTCTCGTTATCCGCCGCCCCTCGATGAACGACAATTCCTCATTAGTCATCGTGTCCTTGATAAACTTCAATCCAGGTGGCAGGATCGGCATCTTGCCTGCACCAGGATTACCCGCATATTTCTGCTGCCATTCTTCCCTCAGTCGTTCAACTTCCTGGGGTGTTATTTCGGTCGATGATTCCATAACACCGCCAGTCCTGGCCTTGTTCTCGAACAGGTTCTCCTCATACTCATACATCTTGGAGTTCGTATAGACGGCATCGATAATCCCCTTGACGCAGAA